GTGTATTTATATAGGGTGCCCCATCAGGGGAACCGTACATAAGTACAGCACTAACGACATGCGTTAGAAAGAGACCAGGTAGTCTCTAACGAGCATACCTACATAAGGTCCCCTGCGGGATAACTTTTATAAGAAAAAGTCTAAAACTATAAAAAGTTTATACTTCACGGTACCGAAAGTACAGGGTCCACACAAAGTGGAACCCCAACAAGGAAACCTGCCGAGAAGTCCTCTCCAATAGCTCTATAAATCGTAAATGGTTGGGTATTTGAAGCCGGTACATTATCGATTGAAACATAGGAGAGATTTGCATGCATCCAAGAATCTGGGTCTGGATAAAGACTAGTTGTAGTTGGTAGCATATAGAAGGGATTATACGTAATAGGATACCTATTATAGTATGGTACAGACACTTCCACGATCCCTTCAAGACTTGGAAAGTGTATAGTTGTCGGAAGACAAGTATCTGGCGCAGCAACAAGTTGTTGTGCAATTGGTGTGTCAGAATTAATTGGAGCCACAGTAAATAAGTAAGCATTAACACTATTAATCATACGCGTATCATAATTAGCACGAAGCTTAATACGCATACCACCTCGCAAAAAAGCAAAAAGAGGCATAAAATACGAAAAATAATCATTGTCAGGAGTGACAACGAAATGGTTAATTTCACGAATTGCATAAGGCTGAATCAAAACCGTAGCTGGAGGAACACTGGGCAAAATTGAAGTAAATACTTGCTGAAATCGTTGGAAAAGTTGTCTTAAAGAGACAATCTTTTCTCCAATAGTCAAAGCTGCAGCATCTGCTGAAGATAAATCAGTCTGTGTGCTAAACAGAGGTGAATGTTGATCTGAAATCTGAGTTTCAGAACGCGTCTCCAAAAAGAAAGCCTGCAAATCAACTAGGTGCGGCTCATCAAGTTCTTCTTTTGGTGGAGTCAAAGCAGGTTGAAAAGAATTGACGGGAGTCCAATAACATTGTTTTGGAATAGCCAACTCAAAATTCTTTCCTGCACAAACTTCAACCAAAATATCAATAACTGGAGAAACTAAAGTAGAAGGTGCTACCAATTTATTGATAACATCAACCACAATGAAACCAGTCATACCCAAATGAGAAACAGCTGTTTCATCTCTAGCATTACTCAGATCAGAACAATCTGCCCAAGGTTGTGTATAAACAAAAGGAACTTCAAAATCAAATTCTGAACGATTCCTAATATCAACAACCATTGAATAGGCACGATTAAGATCAAGAACTGGAAGAGAATTGTAAGGAGCATCCAATTGAGGAACATAAGAAATACGAATTCTACCAGAATGAAACTTAGTTTTAACCAATTTAAACCTAAACAATAAATCTCCACGCCACAATTTAAAAACTGAAGTAACGTAAGAAAGATGAGTAGGATTCCAGTATACTTGAGTTCCAGGTCCAGGATCCAACTGAGCTACTCCATAGATTCCAGGATGAACAGGAATAGTGCTAATATATTGTCCAGCTTCCATAGTTGTATTCCAAAGAATATTTCTAAAGAAATTTGGAGTCTGAGTGATGTACTGAATAGACATTTCATCAACATCAGAACCAAAAAGACCAGAATATTGTTCAACAGCGTTTTCCTGATCCAAAGCAAGAACCTTAGAGTTATCCGTCCCATTAAAGTTATTAAAATAGCGAGCCGGATTTTGTTGCATCACTTGAGCTGGCATTTCCTGAATTGGCTTTGACCAACCAAAGGTTGAGGCAAGATTTGCAGCCATACTACTAACAGTATTAACTACTCCAGCAGCTGCACCAATACCTGGGATCAAACTTGCCACCTTACTAATGCCTGAGACTGCCTGAGCAACTCGAGTAATAGGTCCAATCGCAGCCACTCTTTCCTTACCTAAACCCTGAGTTTTAACAGAGATAGGGAGAAGAGGAGCAGCAGTTGGAACCTGTGGATCTGGATCCACCAAAGAAGCCCAAATAGCAATTTCAACATCAGTTTCACCACCTGCAAGCTGCCCATAAACAAAAATAGCAACTGAGCCAACTGTACCCCAATTTTTACATAAATTAATATGAGAGACTGGAGCTACAAAAGGAATAGTCAATGCCATTTCCTGTGCAGTCTGGATATCAACTTCAGTAGAATGATATCCAGTCAAATGCGTAAGATTACGAATGGCCGTCCTATCTGTAACACCAGGAAAGAAAACTCCCAGAAGTCTACCTTGTTGAAAGGGTTGAGCATTTATTTCAACCCTCACTCGGACATTAGAACGAAGAAAAGCAAATCCTGATAATTTATCACGAATAGGCTGTAAAGCTAACATACCCTCCGGAAATTGTAGATTAAATAACTCCGTAGTGGGCAGATCAGCTCTATGCCACGTAACAGTACCAAGATAATATTCTCGACCAATAATGTCCTTCACAGTATGTTCTCTGGTTTCTCTAGCAGTAGCAAGAAATTTCTCTGGAGGAGAAGTCATTGCTGCTAAGTCGTCAGACTGTTGCGGGCCCTCATTCTCAAAAGTCGTAATTTGATTAACTTCAGTAGAAAGTTCATCCAAAGTTGGCGGCATGGGAGTGTCACCAGCTGATTGAAAAGAAACTTTAAACCAATTTTTACATGTGCAATAGTAATTATTACAATAAGCACATCTTGGATAATCTAAACGACCCTGGAAATTAACATCATATTGAGTGTTGCAAATACAAGGATCCTGTATACATACTGGACATGTGTAGAAGCTCTTCTTATCATAACAAGAACAATTAAAAGAGCGACACCTCGAACACCAACCATCAATGTTAGTGCGAGGATTTTGTTGTGTTGTTTTGTGTGTGTGTGTAAATGTTTTAGTAAGTTAATGATTTAACGTTAACAACGAAGAATAACTCAATACTTCGTAAAAACGTGCCGGATACGTAACTTTTAAATTTAAAGTTGGCGTGGACGTATCAATATATCTAAATAGATATCCAACTGGTGAGCGATTATTGTAAACAAGTCTACTAACCACTAGGAATCGGGCTTTGCTGCTCTAATAATAACGGCAATAATAATAGAGCCCCTGTCCTAGATTAAATTTACCAAGCATACCGATTGAACTCAGTAAGTTGATAAGATTTGTATGTTTCCATACGAGGTTGAGGTGAAAGCATTTGAGCAGCCTTTAAAAAGGATGGCAAATGTTTATTAAACACTACCTCTTCGTGCTGAGCTAGTTCATGTGCTGCTTCCAAAAGAATTTGGTTAGCACATAAATGTTGATCCTTGCGTCCTCGAACCCAATTGCTCATTTCCAAAATTGTATCAAGACTTAAAGGAGCTCTAAATCGTGCTTGATTACTATCAAAACGAAAAGCTCTCTTCAGAAATTGAATCTCAGAAAGATTTTTATAAGGTACAATTTTCCCACTTTTAACTTCATCAGTATAAATCATACCAAATTCAGCAAAAGCGGAAACAAGGGTTGTCATATTAAACCAACTCTTGACTTCATCAGAGATATTAATAACATTATCATCTCCATATGCAATCATCGCGACTTGTCTATTGAAACTAGCCATACTACCATAAGTAGCTTGCTGTTCTTTCGACAAACGAGCAACGATTGAAAGCCAACACATGCGAACTGCGATTGAATTGTATAAACAATTAATAATCACAGTCGCTGGGTTACCTGAGGGTTGAGAATGATTCCAAGCATAACACATGTCCTTTGACACATGTACAGAATGCACAATTTCTGACCAAAGAACATTACGAATAAGAGCATTTTCTTCTCCATCGTCATACCATTCATTGATCAACTCACAAATCTTCCACAAAACACTACCATGTAATGTTCCATCAAAATTCGTGAAATCACCTGCAACCACAGATTTCCCTTTAGACTGAATGCGTTGAGCAACTAATGACCACTCCTGAGAGTACACATTAACGCCAACACAAGACTCGAAATCAATACGATTTTCAGCCATATGAGCCATAAAACCCAGGAAAAACATTCTGAAGACAATATTGTAGTCCATCTCACCAGAAGAAAATAATCGAGTTTTACCTTGATCCACTTTTGGGATAGGACGACGCTCATCCTTCAGAGTATCAGTCCAATAGGTGGGAGTTCGAATTCCCTTACGCGCATTAAGAAGGCGAAGTTCTATTTGCTGACGCAGATCTTCATTATCAAGAATCCATTCTTCATTAGCACCCATCCAAGGTTGTTTACCTTTGGATTGGACGCAATTGAGATCTTTCTTCTTCGCAGACCAGCGCCAACCTGGTGATGTATTACGCTCCATAGGGACCATAAGATTATCACCATCTACTCCTTTCATACCTTCCTCGACGGTTAAAACACGCTTACGTGTTGTCGCCTTTGAGTTAACCATCTGCTTAACATCAAAAGCCGCAGCATCAAGTTGCTCCCTGTTAATGATACAAGGAGCTACATTAGCCTTAGAACGTGCAATCTCCAAGGGATTATATTCAATTCCATCAATACGAAATTTCCGCAACATTGCTGGTTTCGTATTTGGAAACTGGATAACACCTGAACATGGAGAGGGATAAATATCGGAATTCACAGGTGAAGAAATAGGTGCAATACTTCCGAGTGGCATAAAATTGGTCCCAACCAAAGGGTGTTGTGATTTAACATAAAACACTCCCTGGCCGGAAACTTTCCATTCAAGCGGCATATCAAGCACATCCTCAGAAATTTCAAGTGCAATTTCATCTTTATTATTTGATAAAATCCCAATCAAAATACCCAAATGCTCCTGACAAACAGGTACGGCATAACCACAAAATCCTCCATGCTTAGCTCCAGCAAAATGCATTGCTGAAATTTTGCGCGGAAGAGTGGGATTCATCGCCATAAGAAGTGAACCACAATCGCCTGAAGTTGTTTCCATATCATAACGATAGTAATCACGAATCAGATACTGTTCACCTTCTTCAACCTGATCGACAGCATTCAATGGGGTTCCAGAAACTGAATCCATAGCTTCACACTTGGAAGTACTCCAAACACGAGCTATATTTTCTGTCATCCCGGGAACAAAACCAATCAAAGCCGCCTTTTGCAAACTCTTATGGCATGAAAAATCACTAGAATCCATAAAGAACTTAGTAATATCTCGGTGTTGTCGGATATAGTCGGGAAAACGAATCATACAAAGATCACGAGCTCCAAACTTATGATCACGGGGAAGAACAGCAAATCTTAATTCATCAATTTTAACAGTAACACCAGTTGGATAATTTGTCCCGGTAATTACCATTTCATCAGCATCATGACATTCAATTAACTTAATAATATGTTCATTAACAATAGCAAGTCTTCCCTTAACAAAAGTTAAATTCATAACTTGTTGTTGAACACCATTAAGATTAAAAACGACACGATACATTTGATTTGATATAATTCGTGAGATCATAGCACAAGCAACAGAGTCAAACTGAGCCTGAGTAAAAACACTCGTGCATTCAGTTTTAACAAGTTTCGATTTTTTTGTTTTATTATCACCACTAGTGTGAAACGCCTCGACGCGGACTCTTTCAGCTTTTCGAGTTTTATTATCACCTGAAGTCATATAAGCTTCACTAGTAGTAATTTCAAACAATGCTTCCTGCTCCTCCTCTCGCAAATTCACCGCACACCAACGACGTTCAGCCTCAGAAAAATATTTCATTTCATGAGTCAAACGATCGAAAGTATAAGTACCTGCAAGAATAGCAGCCATATCCTCCTCATCATAAGTACAACCTTTCTGATAAGGATTATCCGGATGCCAACATGCAGCCATACGAGAAAGAAAACCCTCTTTCTCCAAAGTTGAACTAGTATTAACAGTCACAACCGGAGTGAAGAATTTTGAAGATAACCACTTCAAACAAGTGAATGAAAAAGAAAAACCAGCAGCAACTGAAAGACAGATACCAACATACTTGACAATCTGCCCAACTTCAATTCCTGCAACAACCTCAGATTTCCAGATAGATTTTGTCACCTCCTTCAGTGAATCAAGCCAATCAAATTCAACGATTTTACTCGTTGTTCTTTTGACTCGACACAATGAACAGTTAACTCGATCCTTAGGGAGTTCCAAAAGATGTAATTCTTTCGCAAACAAATCTCCTCGATTGAACATATTACATGTTCTAACATAAGCTTCAAAAATATTTTCAATCTTCTTAGCATCTGCCAAATCAATTGTAATACAACATGGCATTTCACTTCCGAATTTCTTCTTGGGCGCATCACCAATTTCAACATAGGGAGACTCTAAACTCATTTCCTCAATAATATCCATATGGTCTGCAAAACACAAATGAACATCTCGATTAGCATAAAAACCATCCGCAGCATGTTTCTTCTCTAAATCATCTAAAAGACGTTCCAAAGGAGAATCAACAACAGCTGCATAATCAATTTCCTGAACCGGTGTCCGAAAATAATCAAACCAGCCTTGACATTGTACATCCGTAATATGATCAAAACCTGGACATCCTCGAAGGCCCTTCTGACAATCCCTATCATGCACATGAGTACTAGTAGTAGGTTGCTGTTGAGCTTGACCCTGAAGATAGGACCAATCTGGCTCAATAGGTTCTTCCATATAATCTCCAATAACCTTCAAAAGACGTGCATTATGCATACGCTTCTGAGCAAATTTATGAAGAAAAACATCACGAAACTCATTATAAGTCAAATTTTGTCCCTCAAAAACTGTTGGGGGATCATTCACATTTCCGGTCTTACTTACAATGTCAAATCTAAAGGGGCCAAGAAATGATTTAGAATCCAGAATTCCAGGTAACTTAGAATGATCCATACGATTCACTATCTTACCATCCTCCAAAACTTTAAAAGCATAACTGTCATCAACACGAACTTGCACATGCAAATCAATGCGACGACGAACAGCTTCGGGATAAGAAAGAGAAGGCATAGCGAAAACCATACGATTACTTGTCCAAATGACAGCTTTAGCATTAAAGAAGGTGTTAGCTTTTTCTTGCAGAGTAGCCATATGAACTGGATAAGGCGCATTATTGCCACAATGAATGAGCTCCAAAAACTCAGGGTTAGGAGTACCAACTGAATCATTCAAAGCTCCAACATCATCATAAACAACAATCTGTTGATTAGACATTCCATCCCAAAATTCCTGACCAACCTTACGAAAATAGGTCTGAGAAGTTAAATCTTCACGAGATTTAAAACCCATAGCCTTTAAAAGATCAGCAGAAATTGCATTAGTGACAGTTGATTTACCGCCACCAGAACACCCAAACATGTGAATAACCAGAGGTTCTTCACGAGCGATCATCTGACCAGCACCACTATTCAAAGCAGCCTGTCGCAATTGGCGAGCCATTAACATATGCTCGGTGAATGTAACACGTTTGGCTGCCGGAACTTTCAGAGATTCCAAGACAGTTAGAATACGAACACCACGAGCATAAATATTCTCAGCTTGAGTTTGCGAGGCTGGATTAATTTTAACACGTGCCATATTTTCTGGAGTATAAAGAGTTTCAACCTCCTTCATCCAGACATTCACATCCTTCATTGAATCCATCTCTGAATCATCATATCCCAAAAACTGTTTCTTAACATAAGAAAGAACAGTTTCAGATAATTCTGATCCAAAAACTTGAATCTCAGCTACAGACTTAAAAGTACCTGGAAGGTTCTTGACTCGTTGCATTAACTCATCAAGAGTACCTTTACCTGGAAGAACCTTCATAATCATAACCGTGACAGCAACAAAGATAGCTCCTACAACAAAAGAAATAGCAGCACGAACAGCTGGTTTAGACAATAAAGTTGCTAAAGCAGAAATATCATCCTCACCACCAGCTTGTTGCTTAACCAAGCCAGACATACAAGAATAAGCTCTTTTAAAAAGATCCAGGATCAAAGGACTGGCAAAGGCCACACCAATACCAGCAAGAAAACTGGTCCAAGCTGCAGCAATTGTAATCCAATCACCCCAGCAACGGCCAGTAACCAACAAAGTAGAAGTGAGTCCTACAATGGTAGAAATCATAGAAACAGGTGCCAAAGCTTTAGTTAAAGCTCCTTCCATTTGTGAAGTGAAAAGAGAAATAAGTTCAGCTCCATTGGATCCAAAAGCATCAAGAATTGTTTTACCTGCAGATCCGAGTTCATTCCAATTAATAGTATGACTCATTTCTTTAGGAACAATATTCTGCAATTGATCCAAATAACCTTGAAAAGCTACATCCAAAGCATAATCATTCATTTCACAACGAATTGAACGATCACAAATTGGAAAAGTACCTTTCTTTACATGTTTCTTAATATGACAGCGAACGCAAAATTTCGCTCTACGAAATTTACGACTCCACCAAGGACAAGAATGTTTAGCTCCTTCTTCAACAACATCACACCCAACTTTAGTATAAACTTTAGTCAAATGTGAGTCATCGAAAGAATTAGATTTAGTCAAATCCGATTCTCCAACAACCATAACATCAACGCCATAAGGTAAATCTTCCAATTTATCAAACATAGCTTGAAATCGGATAGCTTCAACATTAGGATCATTTGTAGTCGAAATAGTTGGTACCTTAGCATCTTCTTTAGGTTGGGGATCATCAGGAGGGGTCAAACACTGAAAATTTACATCTAAACAATCAAAAGGGGTAGGATCCAAATAATCAGAAAAAGAATCTTTAAATTCTTCTTCTAAAGTAAACTCACGCTGAGCTTTCTCAAAGGCTAAACGACGACGTTCACCTTTGGTAGGTCGTACCTGAATAAATTGATATGGTTCAGATTCAATTTCATCATAGTAAACAATATCTTCTTCATCAGAATAAAGGAAATATTGTGCATCATTTGTTTCAAAAATCCGTTGTCGAGAAATATTTCCAAGACGAGAACTTCGTTTCTTTTCTTTCAATAGTTTAGCTTCTATATGAGAGAGAGTCGGTTGTTTTTTAACGACCTTTGGTCGCACTTTAACGCAGTGAACGGAATCGCCAGATTCAATAATAGTTTGTTTTCCCAATTTATGACTCGAGGGAGTAGAGTTTTTATTTTTATTTTGGTTCGCGAGTATGTTAATTAACCTCAACATAAACAGTACACTCAGTCTGTTTAAAAGAGGTGCCGGACGAATAGCTTATTGTATTAAAGTGAGCACACATTTGTCAATATGTCTAAATAGACATCTCACTAATTCTCAATTGTAAGTCAATAAATTGACGAAGTTAAAGAATTACTAGGATTCGGGGTTTGCTGCAAGAGATATAACGGCAAATTATCTCAAGCCCTATTCCTAGATTAGTTTATAAATTTATACTTTTCATAGTAAAGTTTCAACTGTAGGTTCACAAATATGCACGATGAAAGTTGCGTTGTGCATAATGGGTGTGTTCACCATAAGTCATAATAAAGAATGTTAAAGAGCCATATAATTAAAATGGTAGTTTAAAACAAAGCAGTATATGAAAACCACATTAAGTAAATTATTAAGTAAATAAGAAATGTAAAAAGTTTAAATGGGTTGGCAAATTTGACGAAATTACCAAAGGACATAGGCTGACTATATATTAGGTCAATGCTATCTGGAGTTAACACAGCGTAGAATTATGAAGGGAAAGACCGCTAATATATATTCAGTACCGAAGACACCATTAGGTCGAATGCCAGCTACTCACACTATTAAATTCTATAAATCCCATCAAAGGGGAGAATTATTTAGTGCTTTTCCACTGGATTTATGAAGGGAAACGACGCCTAAAAGTCTACGGGACCACCGTTAAAAAT